GAGGCCAAAATGAACAGCTTGTAAAGCAAGCTGAACGTGTAAAAGACTACATGAACTACATGATTACATATGAAATGGAAGAGTATGACCCAGAAATGGATCAAATGCTCTTTTATTTGCCCGTAATTGGTTCTACTTTTAAAAAAATATATTTTGATCCTCTGAAGGGTCGTGCGGTTAGTCAATTTGTTCATGCTGAAGACCTAGTTGTTCCTTATGGAGCTACAGATCTAGCCACGTCTCCTAGAATTACGCATGTAATTAAGATGGATTCTAATGAAGTTAAGAAACTTCAGTTAGCAGGCTTCTATAAAAATGTTGATTTGCCCGAAAACGGCATTAGCGCGGATGAAATGTCAGAAGTTCAGGAGTCAATAAATGAAATTCAAGGGGTTCACCCTAGTAATTCGTCTGTTGAATTAACACTATACGAGGTTCATACAGATTTGGACCTCATTGGCTTTGAAGATATGGGTCAGGATGGTGCTCCTAGTGGCTTAAAGCTACCATATATAGTTACAATAATAGAGGATACGAACCAGATTCTTTCAATTCGTAGAAATTACGATGAAATGGACCCAATGATGAAGCGTAAGCAGTATTTTGTGCATTACAAGTTTCTTCCAGGGTTAGGATTCTATGGTCTTGGCCTTACGCACATGATTGGTGGACTAGCACAAGCTTCTACTTCAATTTTACGCCAATTAATTGATGCAGGTACGCTTTCTAACTTGCCTGCGGGATTTAAGGCTCGTGGCGCGAGGATTCGAGAGGAAGATAACCCAATACAGCCTGGAGAATTTAGAGATATAGACGTTGCAGGCTCTGATATACGGTCTTCTTTGATGCCTTTGCCATTTAAAGAGCCTTCAGGTACATTGTATAACCTTTTGGGTACTCTCGTGGACGCAGGGCGGCGTTTTGCGGCTATGGCAGACATGAAAATAGCTGAAATGAGCGGTGAAACGCCTGTTGGAACAACAATGGCTATTATGGAACGCGGTACAAAAGTCATGTCTGCGATTCATAAACGCATGCATTATTCGCAAAAAATTGAGTTTAAACTTTTGGCAAAAGTATTTTCTGAAACAATTCAGATGTACCCTTATATGCCATCTACAGAGTTTGGACCCGAAGTCTTTGCGCAAGACTTTGATGCTAGAGTTGATGTTCTCCCTGTTAGTGACCCGAACATCTTTTCAATGGCACAGCGTATTGCACTTGCGCAAACACAGTTGCAGCTAGTTCAGTCAAACCCACAGATTCACGGTGGACCGCAAGGATTATACCAAGCATATCGAAAAATGTATGAGGCGCTTGGAGTAAACAATATTGATTCAATATTACCACCGCCCCCACAGCCAATGCCAATGAACGCAGCTATGGAAAATAAAATGGCAATCACTGGTGGTATGCCTCAAGCCTTTCCACAACAAGATCATAAGGCTCATATGGAAACACATTTAGCAATTATGTCTACGCCTGTGGTTCAAACCAATCCACAAGCTATGGCAACGCTACAAGGACATATTCAAGAACATATTGGTATGTTAGCAGAGCAGCAAGCACAACAAATGGTTATGGAGCAAGCAGGGCCAGAGGTTCAACAGAATCCAGAAGCTATGCAGATGTTACAGCCTGCTATTGAGCGTCAAGCGGCTGTGCTAATAGCTGATTTAACTGAAGAATTTACTCAAACTGTTGAGCCTGTAGGTGAGGGAACCGATCCTCTTGTTGCAATTAGACAACAAGAATTACAATTAAAAGCAGCAGATATGCAACGTAAATCTTCCGAATTTGAAGCTAAACAAGACTTAGAACGCACAAGAGATGCGGCAGAAGCTGAGTTGGCTGAAGATAGGTTAGAACTACAAGAAGAAGCTCTAGCCGATAAAACAAGAGTCGCAGAAGATCGTATTCAGACACAAAGAGATATTGCGACTCTCAACGCACAAATGAAGGGAGTCAGACAATGACCAGTAGTGTAAGGGCTAAAATGGCTCAAACTGAAAAAGAAAAGAAAGTAGCTAAAAGAGAAGCTATGTCTTCTTCAGAAACAGTTACAGAAATGGTTCGTGCTCGTAGCGATAAAGGACATTATATATCAGATGACCCAAGCACCCCAGAAAACGAAGCGTGGGTTGAGAATCCCAAAAAGAAGGCGGCCCCTAAAAAGAAAGCCCCTGCCAAAAAGAAAACTGCAAAAAAAAATTAGCGGCGTAACAAGACGATTTAGTAAAATAGCTAGACCCCAGAGATTTCAAGGTATTTTCTAAAACTCTGGGATAAATACTTGTATTCTCCGATAGATTGTATAATGTCCTAGTATGGAGATCGCATGGACGCACTAAATCTAGCTGAATACCTCTACAAAAAGTTACGTCAACGCCGTGATGACATACAGGTGTCTTTAGGCACAGGTAACATTGGTTCGTTTGATGACTACAAGTATGCAGTTGGGCAGATCAAAGGTTTGACGTTTATGGAAGAAGAAATCAGAACAGCAATGAGAAATATTGAGCTATCAGATGAGTAAAAAACTGTATGTGCCTGAAAGTATGGCAAGAAAACCAAAGGATATGGAAAACATTCCTACGCCTATAAAGACTGCTTTTGGAAAAGATAAAGAAGAAAGCAAGAACGAGAATGATCCTTCTCAAATGGAAGCTTCAGCTTTAGAGCGTCTTCCACAACCAACTGGATACAGAATGTTAATCATTCCGTATTACCCAAGTGAAAAAACCAAAGGTGGTGTTTATGTTCCTGATGCAGTTAGAGACAGAGAAGCCTTTGCAACAGTAGCAGCATATGTTGTAAAACTTGGCCCCGATGCATACCAAGACTCCCAGAAATTCCCAACTGGTTCGTGGTGTTCTGAAAAAGATTGGGTTCTTATAGGAAGATATGCGGGAAATAGGTTTAAAGTGGAAGGACTTGAGGTTCGTATTATAAATGACGATAATATTATAGCTACGATACTTGACCCCAAAGACATTTCGTATGTATAAGATAACAGAGGAGAGTTTTTGTTATGCAGGCAGAAGCCCAAGAAAAAGAAATTGAAGAAGTAACATCAGTAGAAATAGAAGATGAAAGTCAAGATACTGTTGAGCTTTCTTCAGATAATGAATCTGAAAATCAAGAAGATATTCAGAATGAAAGTGATGAACTCACCAATTATAGTGAAAATGTTCAAAAACGTATTAGAAAATTAACTGCTGCTCGTCGCCAAGCTGAAGAAGAAGCTCAAGCTGCGGTTGAATATATTCAGCAAGTTCAAGCTCAAAACGAAGATTACAAAAAAAGACTTTCTAATTTAGACAAGGGATACATGTCTGAATATGAGGGAAGAGTTACAACTCAAGAAGCTCAAGCGAAACGTGCATTAGCAGAAGCACATGAAGCAGGAGATTATGAAAAATTAGCAGATGCTCAAACAGCAATATCACAAGTTGCTATTGAAAAAGAGCGTCTTCGATTACAAAAACAACGCTCTCAACAGCAAGCTAGACAAGCTCAAATTGAGGCGCAAATGCAACAGCAGCAACAACAACAACCGCAGCCTGTTCAGCAACAACGTGATCCAAAATTGGATTCATGGTTGGAAAAGAATACATGGTTTGGCACAGATAAGGTTATGACAAGTGCTGCAAGAGCAATTCACGAATCTTTAGTCGCAGAAGAAGGTTTTAATCCTCAAACTGATGATTATTACAAAGAAATAGATCTTCGTATGCGCCGTGAAATGCCTAATAAGTTTGCTAGTGGCAAGAAAAACGCTCAGTCTGTCACTCCATCTGGGAACGGAACTCGTTCTCTGGTAAATGGGCGGAAAAAACAGGTGGATTTGAACCCTGGACAAGTAGCTTTGGCTAAAAAACTAGGTATACCCTTGGAAAAATATGCACAAGAAGTGCAAAAACTAGAGAATCGGAGAGATTGATGGCTGATCGTACCTCACGCGAAACACAAACGCGGGAAAGTCAAGAACGTAAAGTTTGGAGGCCAGGAACAGCCTTAGAAGCTCCAGAACCCCCTTTAGGATATAAGCATCGTTGGATCAGAGAATCAGTGATGGAGTTTGATGACAAAACTAACGTCCATAAGCGGCGGCAAGAAGGATATGATCTCGTTCGTGCAGAGGAATATCCAGGTTATACAGGTCCAGTTGTAGATGAGGGGCGAAACGCAGGCATCATAGGTGTTGGCGGTTTAGTATTAGCTCGTATTCCGCAAGAGTTGGCAGATCAACGCAATCAGCACTACCAGAAGACTACACAAAATCAGATGGATGCTGTTGATCGTGATTGGATGCGCGAAAATAACCCTGCGATGCCAAAAATGGCACCACAACGTAAATCAAGTGTGAGTTTCGGCTCACGACCTAAATCTGATGGAGATTAAAGATGGCGAATTTAGACGCACCTTTTGGCCTTCGTCCTGCTCGTACAAGTATAAGCTCTCAACAGCAAAATCGTTACCGAATTGCTGCAAACTATAACACCTCTATTTTTCAGGGTGATCTAGTTGCAATGGTAACTGGTGGCGGTATTGAGAGAGTTGCGGCAGGTGGTTCAGGATTTATTCTAGGCGTTTTTAACGGCTGTGAATATACTGATCCAAGCACAGGAAAGCCAAGATTTTCAAACCACTATCCTGCAAGCACAAATGCGGCTGATATCATGGCTAACGTGATTGATGATCCAAATGCAGTGTTTGAAGTTCAAGCTGATGCTGCATTTCCAGTAGCAGACTTGGCAGGTAACTACGATATTCTAGCAACAGCAGGAGACACCGTATCTGGTAGCTCTCGCATTGAGCTAGAAGTAGGAACTGCGGATAGTACGGTAGCAACCCTACCACTGAAGGCAATCGATATTTCTCAAGACCCTGAGAATAGCGATGTTTCATCGGCAAATGCAAACGTAATTGTCAAAATTAACAACCACCTGTTCAGTGCTGGCACTGCGGGTCTAGCATAAGGAGACTGAGTTATGGCTATTTCAAGATCCCAGCTCGTCAAAGAGCTAGAACCTGGGCTTAACGCTTTG